TCTACCGATAAGGTCTGTGTAGTGTGTGGGAAGTCTTCCACCACATACAACTTGCCACCGTGCTTTTTTGCGATTCCGAGGATGAAGACAAAGACCACGATTGCCAGTCGTCCAGCTTCGCCCTGAATCATCAGAATTTTTGCTTTTGGAGAGTTGCGGAAATCGGCGTCAAGGTGTACGAAATTGTATTTACTGGGTGCGCTCATTGTTTTCATCCTCCGAATTGTGTAATATTCACGGTCGTTCTGTGTATCGGTTAGTAATCCTGCAACTGTTCCAACAACTGGCATTCGAGACTTGCTATTTCTTCTATCGCTGCTGATTCGTTACAGATTGGCTCTGAAATGCCGAGTTGAGACTTAAAAACGTTGAGGCAGAGATTGATATATTCATCCATGATATACTCATCACACCCTGCGAAAACGGTACGGGTTGTAATCTCAAACTCTTCTGACCTCTGCTCAAACTCGTCTTGAATGGTTGGTATGTGTCCGGTAAACAGTGACATTGCGTTCTCCCCCTTTACAGGTCTTTAAGTTTTTCTTCCAAACCGTGATAATTGGTGTATTTCCTCTCACCGGCTGTGTTTGTGCGTCCTGCTGAGTGGTCGATACAGTAGTCAATGGCCGTTTCATAATCGCATCCCGCAACAACGTTATCGTCACCCATCCTGATAAGTCGCCACCCTTTGCTGTCCTCTACGTATGGGAACCACGTATCAGCAACCTTTGACTTCATCAGTCGGTAGGTGACTTTGTTTACTGCGCCATGTGCGAGGTCGCCGTCTTTATGCATACGGAACTTTGGACGCTCCACCATCAGTGGCAACTGCTCTTCCTCTATTTCGTCTGCTATCAATTCCGGGTCGCTATCGATATCGCTTGTATCGACTGGTGCCGGAAAAACCTGTGGATAGCGTTTGTGAAGTGTATTTGCTAGTGACTGTGCGGGTGTCATGACAGCACCGCCTTTGCGGATTCCAGACCTACAACATCCATAATCATTTCATCGCTGATGAATTCGAGGGTCTCGCTGTTTGGGATGTAGCAGTCAGAACAGCATGCACCGTAAGAGACATAACCGGGTGCATCATCTTCATTGGCATAGTCACAAACCACACCGTTCGCTTGTTCGCCACACAGTTCGCATGTTTCCTTGTCCAAATAGTCCATCACCGCATCAAAGATATTTTTTCTCATAACAGGGCTCCTTAGTAGCCAAAGATTTTTTGTGTTGCGTTGCGCTGTTCATCGGTCTTGAAACTGTGCCCGACATGCCAGCAAGAACAGAGTCCGCATTTGTATGCGTTGACATTGCTGTGTCCGCTGTTCTTCCTCAAGTGCGATGCTGCTCCGAGTGCCACCTTGCGACGGCTGAACTGTGTTTTTCCTGAGATACACATGTTAGGCCACCTTTCTAGCAAGTGCGTTGCTTACGATAACTGCCATCTCTGCGGCTGGGTTGGACTCCAAGAACAATGCTTTTTCGATTGCAAGTGTCAGCTTCTGCCCGTACTGGCCTTTTTTGTAGTCTTGGCAGTACTTGATACCATTGCGGCTTGGAACTTCGTACCGGTCGACCAAAGTACCGTTAGCTGTATAGACCGATACCCGCGACCCTTTTTTGATTCCGTTTTTTGCGTTTTGCTGTGTGCATGAAAGTTTCATTTGCTACCTCCTCATTTCGGTGTGTTATTCACAGTTGCTCTGTGTATGATTAAGTTATACCCCTCCACCAAGAGGAAGTCAACAACTTTTTTTCAACAAAAACGCATATTTACCCGTTTGGTATATCTTAAGCATTGCAAACATTGGAGTTACGATGTGAAAATAATTTTAAAATATTTTTCGCCCTATCGTAAACATTGGAGTTAAAAATACCTAAAAGTGTCAGTAGCGACTTTTTTAGGAAAATAATTTGGAAAAAATCGATGTATTTTTGCGTGGAATTCATTTTTAGAGCATGCATTCTGATTCAGACATGAATAAACCGGACAGGTCAACCGGTCCAGCTTGGCGTGGCGTATATATAGGTTTGGATGGTGGGGTTAAGGTGTGGGCTATCTGTGCTATCTCTTCCGGTGTCAATGACCGACATGGGGATGATTCCAGGTACTGAATAATAAAGTGGTCATTGCTTACTATATGCTTAACGTAATCGGTGCCAATACGCTTGTCGTCTGCCATCTCATCACGAAGTGCTTTGATTGTCTGCTCTCGTTCCATGGATGCATTCACCTTATCCTTAGATATGTTTGTTCTGTTGACAGTCTTTGACCGCTTGCGTTTGTAGGCTTTGAGTTGGCGTTTCAGGTAGGAGACACGATATTGAAGGCTATAGAGGTCGGGGTTCAGTTCTTCCGCTGTCATCATGGGGCGACTCCTTAAGTCGGTTAGAGTTATGTTTTGCCCTATGATTTTGGCCGGAAAAAAGCGGGGGCACTGTGGCCCCCTATGGAGGTGAACTGTCATTTATATACATTAATAAGCTGTGCGAGTCAACAATTATTTTTAAAATACTTCAACAAAATTATACATTTACAAGAAAATGATACTATTTGGTATATTCAATACTTTTAGTGATTGTGTTTTATCCACAAATATGTGATTTACAAAAATGGTACCTTATGGTATCATTACTTACAATCTAAGAGCGAGGGGGACGATATGAATCTTGAACAGCGTGTAATGATGCAAAGAGAACTGGGGCGCAAAATGAGGGAGCGGATATTGGAAAAAGGCTATGCTGACATCGCCGCCTTTGTGCGTGGGTCTGGACTTGAAAAGCATGTATCATTTGAGACAACGAGACGAGCCGTAAACGAAGCATCACGCCCTGTGACCGCCGCTACGAATGCCGCTGTAATGAAATTTCTTGATTACAATGAGGAAGAGATATTGCAAGTTGTCCGGGATAGTGGAGATAACGTGCTGCTGTTGCTTATGGGGGATGTTGGTATTAACCCCTTGACTATCGAACAGCAAGGGCTCCTTGGAGCTATAGAGCGTTTACAGGGTATGCGTGAGGATGTGATGACAGATATAGCGGGATTGCTGCGGGTAGTTTCTGAATGCATTGGCGTTGATATCTCTGCGGACTTGTCTAAAATGACCCGGAAAAAGCGGGCTCGGAAAACAGGAACATTATCGACAATCATGTCAGCGGTTGAAATTGAGCCGGTGCGAAAATTACAGGTCGGCGTATAAGAGTATTGACAACTAAAAAATCTTGTGTCATGTTGTCGAAGTTATACCAAAAAAGAGTCATTAAGTGTCACAGTGCCCGTTTCTGTGGTACTGTCTGCTGTACTTTTCTTGTTTCAATGCTGACAATGCTTAAACCGTGCCAATTTTATACCACGTGGTACATTTCAATTAGTTAGGTTAATATTTACAGTTAGTTATATGGTATTGGTTCCCTCCCTGTTTCGCCCACCATATACAAAAAAGCCTTTTAAGTCTTCGGATTTATTAGGCTTTTTTGTTTTCTCTTTATATGTTTTGGTATCTATGGTACAATACATTGCACTTATAGAAATTACCAAGAGGTATATTATGACAAAGAGTCACCCCTTTTTAGAGCTCCGGGGCAAAATTTATTATTACAGAAAAAGAGTGCCACAAGACCTGCTTAAATTTTTCCACAAGGATAGATTAATAATCTCATTGCGAACCTCCAGATTGAACCTGGCGATAAAGGGAGTCAATTACTGGGATGATAAATGTGAATCTGTTTTCGCTCGACTTAGATACGGGAATCTATCGGAGTTGGATATCGCAACACAAACTGCGGAATTAGTTCCAGAGACAAAAAGCAAGAGAAAAGCCAGCTTGAAGATTTCTGATGCCTTCGATAGGTACGAGGCCAAAAGAGGCTCTAGATGGGCTCCAAAGACAAAGCAAGAATACGGATTATCCAAGGATATATGTTTGGAGTTCTTCAAGGATTCAGATGTACGTTCTATTAGCTTAGATAAGTGTTACGAGTATCAAGCCTTTCTGACTACCCTACCAAAGCGAGGCAAGGGCCAGACTGGAATAATAGATGGTGACACAGTATGTAAGCATTTAGGGAGATTTCGGGCTGCGTTGGCGTTAGCGATGGCGGGTGGAGTGATATCAGTTAATCCCATGGCGGTAGTAACTCAGAATAAATCAACAGACAAGGAGGTGCCAAGAGTGCCATACGAACATGAAGATATCAAGTTGATAATAGAGCTAATAATGGCTCAGGATAAAGACAAGAGGCCATCTCGCTACTGGGTGCCTTTGCTTGCTATGTATTCAGGTTGCCGTAAAGGTGAACTATGCCAGCTTTACCCTGATGACATCATTGAGGTTGACGGAATAAAGTGTCTGAGAATTACAGACGCAAGGCCAGACCAGAGACTAAAAAATAAAGCCGCTAAAAGGATAGTACCTATTCACAGAGTATTAATAGAGATTGGATTTTGCGAGTGGGTAGATTCCAAGGATAAAGATGTAAGGCTTTTTACAGACCTGTCACTTGCGCGTGATGGCTATGGTCATTCATTCAAGTGGTACGCCCCGGCCACTAATAAGCTGGTGCCAGATGAACGCAAGACCATGCATTCATTCCGTCATGGTGTGTCGACTATGCTGATGGAGCTTAAATTTCACTCTGTATGGCGTGCTGACCTTTTGGGCCACACTCGGCCCGGGAACCTAGAAACAGATGCAACGTACACACACAAAACAAAGACCGAAACACTTAAACCAATGGTCGACGCAATAACTTACGGTGAAATTGACGCAATAATATTGCAAAAAGTGTAAAGTTTTCTTGACTTAACTTGCTGTTTTTGTTATAATTAATACATGTTATGGATTAAAAATCGAGTTCCATGTCTACGCCCAGTTCCTCTAATAACACAAGAGTGCATCCGGGGTGTGTCCAGTAGCCTGTAAGGTTGGAATTGAAGGGATGATGTGTGTCGACAATCATTTCACAAACAGGGCATTTTTCCCACCGTGAAAAGTCGATTTTTTGGCCCATTTTTGCCCCCTTTTTGGATTACTCAGTTATTTTACTCACTGAGTAGATATTATACACGATTTTGTTGAATTTAGAGTATAATATTTTTGAAAAAGATGGCTCACTACAGCGTAAGAAATAATAGCTTATTATACGTGACTCAAAAAATTGTACCAAGTTATACCAAAAATCATAATACATATACTTTCTTGCATACAGCCGAATGAAAGGCATATTTATGTGCATATTAAAAACGCTATTAACCTACCTTTTTATGGGCATATTAATAGCGATTTTTATCGGTTATTGTTTGCGGCCTTTTGTGCATCGTACAATCAAGCACCCTGCCCCACGTTTTGCGTCGACTAATCAAACAACCATCTTGTCAACTTTTTTAATTTCGTAGTCTCTGACCTCTGCCCGGACAAATCCCAACTCTACGGGGTTATATCCGAACCGCTCCGCATATCCGGATGTTCCCAGATTGTACAATTTAAGAAAACTTCCAGTGTTTACAATCCACCTATGGTCGGGGTGAATGTAGGAACTGCCGTTTATCTTGCCGGGGGTTAAATAATTCTGCTTGATATTGCGCCCGTCGTCGTCCATATAGAGCCCGTGGTCTGGTCTGCATACCAACAGCTGGTGTGTGTGCCCCATGCCCATTAGAACGCAATCTGCGGCCTTTGGTGCTAATTTGCGTTTTAACGATAGCCGCATGTTGCTTTTTCTGCGGATAGGGTCGTCTGCACTGCTGTTAATAGAGCCAAAACCGTGACTTGTAAAAATCTTAAACTGCACCCTGTTTGCTTTGTCACGTACTGAAAACTTGGTGCTGTAAGTTCCGTACGGAATGTCGAGCGTTTGACATACAACGTCGCGAACAAGATTGCCGGCTTTATTGCACAAGTGATAATCATGGTTGCCGTCGTTGATATAAAGAATCTTCTTTGCAATTGGCCTTAAAAGCTCTGTAACCTTCTGATACTGCCTGATTGGTGTTGACCCCTTAACATCCGGTGCCGTCTCCACGTCAAAGCGTTTGTCGTCGATTGTGATAGCTTCGCAAAGGTCGCCTAAAATGATGGCGTACCCTTTGGGGTCTTTGCGTATCTTTTCGATTGTTTCTGTTAGCCCCTTCATGTGGCAATTTAAAGAGCCGATATGTAAATCAGAAATCATATACAAGTTAAAATCTTTTGGCATGCTTCTAGTTAGCAATTGCATGTTATCCCCTTATATCCGGATGTTCACTTTTTCCCGGCAATTTAGGCATGCATAGTGTCCGCTGTCGCAATCCTCCAATAAAGCTGTACCACACCTTATACAGAGTCCTTTGTCCTTGTTTTTTGACCTGTATCTTTTGCTTCGCTGGCTACTATGGAACCGATGAACCTCACATGATACGTATCCTGGCACGGCTGGCTGTGTGCAAGATATACATATCCCCAGTGCCTTATGTCTGGCCTTGATTTTAGCTATTGATTTTTTTCTGACTTCTTTTGTGCTCATTTAATCACCAAAAGAAAAGGGGGCAAAAGCCCCCTTTGGTGGTTACTGCTTGGGGATAAACCCGCCATCCCCAGTAATCGTACCTTGCGATAAAAGCTTTGTGCCGTAGTCGACTATTGCACGTTGCGCTGCTGCGTCAAGTGCCGCCGATACCTGCGACACAACCTGTGCCTTAGGGTCTTCTGCTGCCGCCTGTGCTGTCGCTGGCATAACAGGTGGCTTGACGAACAGAGCGGCCCCTGCGGTCAAAGCGGACACTCCCCCTGCCACTGCATACCCTTGCCAGTTTTTAACGTCTCCAGTCGTCGCAAATTGCCCCGCTGCCCCGGCAACTGCTGCACCTAATACCGTTGTGAATAACTTTGCGAAAAATCCCCATTTCATTTTACTGCCTCCTTTGTTTTAGTTTTTGATGGAGTTACTCACTTATCCATCTACCCCGCCCCAATTACGTATGAGTCGTACTCGGCCTATGGCTTGTTCCCCGTACCGACGCGTTAGGTATGTGTTTATATTTTGGTCGGGGATACAGGTTGGTAGGGGGATTTCACGACGTTCTAACTTAAAAAGTTATCTATCCCTTAGCCTGTCCTGTACCTACAGCGCATCCGCTGGTGCTCTTTGTGCGTCCACTCCCATTTAAGCTAATCCCCGAAATATTATGGTGCTGTTAGAATAGTTTCTTGCCGGCGTTTGGCCGCTGCACCGCCAAAGTCAAACAGCGCATGCGCAACCCACCAGCGCCTGATTGCGCTCATTCCGTCCTCCTTGCATATAGTGTCAAGAATCTCATCTGCGAGTGGCCTCATATGCTCAGGGAGTTGACCCTGCCGCATAAGTTGATACAACGCATCATGCACGAGTGACCCCCTCATGAAATTCTTTGAGTCGATTGTTGGACCAGAAGGACCGTCCCACGCATAACCCTCCTTGATAATCAAGGTGCCATCTTTTTTCAGAGTGATGAACCCGTGGTCGAACAGGTCTTCATCCGGATGAATTATGATTTGTGTGGTGTACTCTTCATGCAATTGATACTTGTATCCATCGTGATATTTTATTTTCCCAGTCACGACTCACCTCCTACTTTTTAGCTTTCAGCCTTTGTCTTTCTGCCTCTGCCTCTCTTTTCATATTCATGACAACTTTGGTCATGTGTTCTGTAACTTGTTCGAGTGCTCTGTTTATCTGTTTATCTGCAATCTCCATGGCTTCCTTGCCGAGAAGGTCTGCCAAGTCACCAGCTACAGAAACAAGTGGAGCGGTTACTAAATGGCATAGCTCGTGGACTAGGGTGTGTTCGCTTTCGTCCATATCAAGATTCATAAGGATGGATGAATTGTGGTATTGGTCCCAAAATTTATTGGTTCCAGCACTATCCATTCCGTCACCCTTGTTGTCTGTGTGCATCAGTCGCTTGTATTCAGCATCTCCACAAACTTGAAGAGTGACGCTCCAGTTCTCCAGCAAAAGCCGCTTTTTCCATATTGCAAATAAGACTTCAAGAGCTTTGGTTTTCTTATCTGCGGTTGGCTTTGCTCTCATGCGTTGTCCTTTGTTTCAACGTGTGGATAATCCTTGTTTTTGCTCCAGTAAGCACCGGCACTGAAACCACGCTGTACGAATGCATCAGCTACCTGCAAATAATCCGGGTGCTCGTCTTTGTTCACGTCTGCTTTCAAATCCCAGTTGATATTCTGACTACCAGGACGAGCAACGGCAAAATCTAAGGCGTGTGCGAAACCGTCTTCTCGTACGAAGTGATTACTTTTCAGCGTCCACGTGACACTGCCCTGACAGTTTGCGGCTGGTCGCTGATAACATCCTGCGAAACGAGCCGAGGCGTCGCGTATTGCTTGAGTGTCCATACCCTGCTTAACCCAGTACCTGACTCTTTCTGCTGATTGAGAAAATCCGGCTTTATCAAGCATAATCAACAGCTCTTTTGTGGTGCGTCCGAGTGAGGCAAGGTAAACCTGCTCTGACTTCGTGCGGTCAAAGCATGTATAGATGACATTGATACCCTTGCCGGCCATTTCTTCGCGGACTTCTGCGGCGGCTGTACGTAACGATGGCAACAGTTTTTCAGTATTGGTCGACATGAGTTATTCCTTCCCTGTCTTCGTAAGTTTGCGCTTTGATTTAGCTGATATAGATAGGATTGTTACGATTACGATTGATGCAATTGTTATGAAAATAAAGTCTGCCATGGTTAAACTCCTGCCCTTCCAAATATGTCTGAGAATATTGCGTTGAAATCTGGCTTTGAATCAAAAGACGATGAAACCCATACCATCCCGTTATTAACACCTAAACCAGTAGCCATTCCTTCACTCTCAGCCGGTTTGGTTTTAAAATACGGGTTTTTGATTTTGCATTTGTTTTTGCCTTTACGATTCATGACACCCTGACCATAGGTTTTATTCTTATATTCTTTATTCTGTGGGCTGGACATTGACTGGACACCGACATGAACAGTCCAGTTGACGTTCCAATGGACATCCACCTGGACATGTCCAATGGACAAGTCACTACCTAGCCTGAATATGTATCTGATTCTGCACCGGTAGTTTTCCGCCATTTCTGATGTCGACAATCCCGTTCCAATGCATGAGAATAAGTATGATGAATGCGGTGATTGCTGCTGAAACGCCTTTAAAAATCCACTCTAGGCACTTAGTCCACACCTTCTCCCACACTCCGGCTGTCTTTTTTTCCTGCTCTTCAATCTTCCCCAGTTTTTGCTTGAGCGTCTTTATTTCGTCGTTCATGGTGTCAACTTTTAGGTCATAACTGCGTCGACCAATCACGCAACCTTCGTGCTGACTTTTCAATACTTCGAATGCCTTTTCGCGGTCGTTTTGCTCTTCCAGAGCTTTGTCGATTTTCTTCATCCAACTGAGTAAGTTTTCGAGTTTTTCTTCCATACGGGCCATCCGCTCACCTAGTTCTTGTTGTTTAATGTGACTGCCCGTGCTCGTGCTTGTCCCGCTCATGCTATATCACCACCTGCTTTTTAATGTTGATTCAATTACGTGCATTATAAACAGTCAGACCGTGCGTGTCGATGTAACTAGACCGGCACTTCCCACAAATTGTAGTTTATGGATTTAGTACCAACATTTACAGAACGGCTCATTACCAAAAATTTCTTTTGGTTGGTATAACCAGTCGACATCTGCCCCGTCCATGCCCAGTAAGTAATATCAACCCCCGGAACCTTGCCAGTTCCCGGCTTGATACACTCGTAAACCCACCCGTTGTAAATCGTCTTCTGCCCGATTACATAGGCCTGCCCTGCGTTGTATGCGTTGCCAGTTAGCGGCATGTAAAGGTCGTCGACGCAAACAACGTCGCCGGGCTCAACCTCAATATTAAAGATAGGAACCCCAGAAACCGGCACAGTTGCCCGTGGCCGTGCGAAAAACTTCTGCATACGGTGCGCAAGGCCACCACTTGGAAATAGCGTCTCTGGAGGGTTTCCAATTGCGATTGGTGTGACTGCTGTACCGCCACATTTCCAGTTTTCGTAAAATTCTTTTTGGTTGTACTCTCCCCACTCGCCGACAGCTTGCATGTCTTCAACCATAAAAAGATTGGTAAAGTTTTCTGCGCTGGCTCCCTCTTTTCCAGCAATTGGATTGTAGTAAACGTACGTGGTCGGGTACAAGTCGGCCTGATTAAGGTTTATTTCTCCGAAACTGTATTTTTTGGCGCTTAACGTAGCAATACCGGCCGATGCTGGATTGTAAATTTTAAGTTTAAATCGTCCATCTGCGCCCTCAATAATCCAAGTGCCTGTGATAACCTGCAATTCCACCAGCATTTTTATTGCATCGTACGGCTTAATGAACTCGCGGTAGCAATCCCACGTTGTGCCGTTTCTGTATGCTGTTTTTATGTCGGTAAAAGAGCCTGTATCAATTCGATAAGTAGGAATACCTCCATACGTTTCAAGAATTTCAATCATGATATCGATTGCATTACCGCTAAACAGAACAGGGATTGACCTAATCCTCGAAACGTCGTTGTTGTTAATACTGTCTTCCTTCGGTATTTTCAACTTCGACAATTGCTTAAAAACATCCCGAAATTTCGGCTTTATTACCTGATTTTTGTTGTCAATTGATGCATCGTGCCACACTCCGGAGTACACCTGCTCGAATTCCGACGCTGCTAGGTTCGCGGTGCCTAGATACACAGAACACACCCGGTTTTTCATCCGGCCATCTGCCAACAGCTCCGACGTGTGTTCATTAAGCTGCAACTGCGGGGTTATTTGTCCAATGGTTGACGCTTCCATAAATTTAATATCTTGCGAAAGTGAGGTTATTGTTTCGCCCTTAAGGTATGGTAAAACCCCAACAAAAGGCACATTTCGTTCCGTCCCGTAGTAGTCGGCGGCACCAACTGCAACCCCAAAAGTCTTAAGCATAGGAACTAACGAAGGCGAAATGCCATTGCTTAAAGTTATGGTAAATCTGAAATACTGCGAAGTTGGCAACGATATACCGTTGTAAAGTTGTGTTGGTGTACCACCACCAATCCACGCCCACGTAACATTGTCAACAGAATGCTCCCCAGTAATTGCAATACTTGAGCCTGCCGGTTCGTAAGCGTCCATAACTACAATCGGGGCGTTTGAAGGTGCGTAACCAAGGTCGATAGGGCTAAACGTCGTGCACGTCGAAACACGCTTTTTAAGGGGGCCACTTAGCCACGGGTCGAGCGTGTCCGCAAGAAAAGTTGGCGAGTTTTGGCGGTCAATCATTGAGCAAAAAAGATAAGGCGAGTGCTTATCACCGATAAATCGGTAGAAAAACGACGCAGTGTAAAGCCCTGCCGGCCAAAAAGACGGGTTAAGGGGCAACTCGTACCCGTAAGTAGTTTCCCACAAAGTCGACGCAACTTTTCCGTTTACGTCTAGTGAATATAAAGACCACATAAAACGGTTTATTGATTGATAATGTGCGTTATAAAACCCGGCCGGATTAAAATTTGAATCACCGGGAGCTTGCGGGCTGATGCAACCAATCCATATTGAGATTGTCTGTCCTGCTGCAACTGCAAAAGATTTCATTTTGCATTTAACACGCTTGTATCTGAACATCCAATAGCCATTATAGTTGCTTACGCCAATAAACTTAGACCAGACTGGCTCTAAACCAGTAGATATAGCGTTGTCCCATGCTGGTATTTCTCCTAAACAGATAATCGGGGTAAAAGCCAATTCAGGCACAGTAAATACGGTGCGAGTATTAAAAGCGGTTGGTGGTGCCTGCGAACCGATATTGCCACGCTCCACAATAACCGGGTTGCACTCAACCGTCATTCCGGTAATTACGCAATCCTCCGGTGCCGTCCATGATATAATGCTTGTTTTGTCCCACCCTGCTGGGTTGTATTGTGGTAACCACCCATCTTCGTCGGTGATGCCGGCACAGTCTTTGTACATTCCCTGCACCATTGTTGGATAACCATTTGTCGCTGCAATAGCTGGCTGTAGCGTGTGCTTTAATTTGCCGTCTACTGGGTATTGAGCATTTAGCGTCAAGCCCTTGCCATGCTCGTTGGTGGTGGAATAAATGGCGGTTGCGTTGTCGTAGCTTCCAACTGGCGTAATATCTCCACCGTACTGCGTGTCTGCGTCATGGAATGCGTAGTTAGAAAGGTCTATTTTCTTCTGTACACCTTCAGATGACATAACCTGCATGTACACAACTGGCTTAATTGATGTACCGCGAAATTCCCTTTTAAAATTATCGTTTGCCATTATTTATCCTTTCTTAGTAAGGCATTCTTGCATCAAATGAGAATTTTGGAACTTTACGCATTCCGGATGTTCCAGCCGAAACCGGTGCCGAGTGTTTAGCGTCTTTTTTCGGAATGCAGAAACTGACATTGTCGTGCGCTTGCGATGGAACATAAAAGAAAGGCTTTAGCTGTAGCACCACGTCAAATACCCATGTATAAATAACTGCGTACTCGTTGTCGTAGAGCTCCGGAAATTGGAAATCAATCTGGCGGGTTACCTTCTGAACAAAAGAGCCGTTAAAAAGATTGCTGTCGCTTGTATTGACAATTCCAGTTACTTGTGCTGCATCCGGGTCGAATGTTTCCACATATGGTAGCGTTACTTTGTTTGAAAAAAGTACATATGCTATTTCGGTTGCGCTGCTTGGAATGCCAGACAGAACCAGTCGCCGTGCTTTTTTGCTGGTCGGTGTGTGCGTTCCGTACTTTGTGATGTTGTTACCGGTATCGGTAATAACAGTTGGCCCCCACAAGCTGATAACTTCGCTTGTAAAGCCATCATCGGACGCCTGAACCTCTAAGGTAAGGCCTGTGAGGTTTGCGCCCTGTATGGCGAAAGAATCGGACAAATAAGGGGTGTCATCGGCTCGTGTGTAAGTGAGATACTTAGTGCCTGCGGTATCAAGTGACTTCCATGTGAGGTCCTCGCGTCCAGTCACTGTATCCTGTACGTCATAGCCGTTTGCGCTTGAGCTTGCTACAACGTTCCAGCTGCGCTCATAGCTCTTGTCTGCGTAAATGACCATAGGGCTGTCATAGTCACCTGCTGGCAGATTGCCAACTCCTGGAGCTGTGATAAATACGGTTTTTGTGGTGATATTGGCGTCGGATATGCTGATATACGACGGCATTACCTCCACTTGCTGGCTACCGTTTGAGTTGAACTGAATTTTAAACTTTACCGTTTGGTATGTGTTGAGGACCTCTACCGCTGCCAGTGCTGTTGCCATCTGTGCATGAGTGAGCCACGCCCCGTTAAATGAGCCGCCGTTTAATGCGTACTGGTACCGAATGTTTCCAGCACCCCCTAAAGAGTTTTCGAAAAACTTGGCCCCATTTATGGCGGTTGCTGTAAGTGGAATCCATCCACTCTCTGCAGTTGGTGATGCTGCCGAAAATGTATTCGCTGTCTGAATGGCAAAATTGTCAAAACAGAATTTTTGAGTTGCATTGCCGGTCGTTCCAGTGAGCGGGATAACTATTCGATTGAGATATGGGTATAATGTCTCTGCAACATTGACAAGTTGCGTGCCATTGCAGAACAAGAGAATGTGCGTTGCCGTTTTTTGCAATTTCATGTGATATGAAGTGTTGACATTCATAACAACAGTAGCGGTTGCGCCGAGAAATGCTGTGGTGACCCCGTTCCCCTTTCTAGTTAATGCAATTTGATTGAGTCTTGAATTGAAATTTATGTTGTATCCATTTAGCGCACATCCGTTGCCTAGTACTCCGTTCGTCTGTACGCTGTGGGCATCCCCTTTGATAATAGGTGTATAGTCGAATTCAAGAGTCCAAACAGAATCCGTATTATTGTAATAATCTAGACTGACCAGGCCGGGTGCTGCGCCAGTCTGGATTACAGTGTCATTTATTTGCAACTGTCTTCCAACCACGCTATAAATGTTAGGTCGAACAGTTCCACCTGCCGAAGCACATGGCCAGACTTGCCACTTGTTGAGGTTTTCAGATGCAAAATCATCAACAGAAAGCCCTATGTTCTTAAGACGTATTCCGTACGTGTCCGCACCGCTGCCAAACAACTCTAATAGGTTATTGTCTGAAAACGTCCATTGGTTTATATCTGGAAATGCTGACCTTGCCATTTTTCCTCTCCTTTACTTAAACCCGGCTTTTAAGATGCAAAAGCTCTATTTCTTGACATTGCGTCTGTCAGTGCCGGAATGAGCTTGTCGTCTACCAGCTGCTGAAAACCAGTTGCGTCATAAACGCCTTCAATGTGAATAGTGATGTTTGAAGGGCCGGATGGTTGACTAGAGCCAGATGGTTGAGTTGGTAAACTCTGTGACCCAGAAGATGGCGCTGTAACTGAGCCAGCACTCCCCCCGGAATCATCTGTGCCCCAAATGGTTGCAATCTGAGCCGCTCCAGTTGCTGCAACGAGCCCGGCCATCACGAAGTCGACATATGGCGGATAAGTTGCCAGTGCCTTAGTTACACCAAGTGCGGTATTTACTACTGCTTCTGCCGACCGTACGCCTTTTTGAACAATAAATGCTTCTTTGGACTTTTTGCCGACAAGGTTCATCATTGCATTAGCAAAATTTCCAACGTCGCTGACACCCTGACCGACTGTATTAATGATATCGGTGGTAGCCTTGAGTTCTGCCTGCTTCCTCATGTTGGTGTAAGTGTTAGTAATTTGTGTGCGGCTTAACTGTGCTTCCGTCTCTGAGATAACACCAGCATTCTTGAGAGCATTAAGGTGATTACCCCATGCGATTTGCTCCGCCTGCCACGCCTGCATTTTAGATTGCAGTTCAAGCTGTGACTTTGCCATGGGGTCTGACTCGTTGTTTAGAGCCAGTACCTCCTTTTCTTTTTGTAACTGCTCTAAATACGATTTTCTGTACTGAGCAGCTCTTTCTTCAAATTCTGCATCTGTATTGGCAAAACCTGCAAACTGACTGATTCCTGATTTAGGGTTGTTGAGGTCTAAATCGCGCTCCTGAGTCCTAAACTTACCAGCTAACCCACCAGCGTTAAGGTCTAGCCTTCTATCGGCTAAATCCTGCTCAAGTCTCAGTTGCTCACGTGCTTGGTTCTGTCTGCGAGTAGCCCACCTACCCTCAATCTCTACCCATATCAAAAGGTTCTTGATACGTGCGTCTTTGAGTGCTTCGTCAAGGCTTATGAGGTTGTTATGAGTAGATTGAGAGTCTTTGTCCCAGTCCGCCCGGATTTTGTCGATACGTGAGCCGTACTCCTTTTCAATCTGCTCTTTTGCTGCTGCGCTCTTTCCGGCTTTTGAAAGTGCTGTTGTTTCCCACTCATCAGTTGCTTTGGCATCTGCCAAAAGCTGAGATTGCTTGGCATTGTGCTCTGACTCAATAATAAATCGTTTAGTTTCGAAATATGCTTCATCTGAAATCTGATTGCGCTTGTGAGCAGCTTCGTTAAGTATTGACTCCTCTTTTAAGCTCGATTCAAGTGCTGAAAGCACGGCAGCATTGGTTTTTAACTTTGCTTCAAGCTCAGCCTTTGCTTCAATCTCTGCCGCCCGTATTGCGTCCTTGTCTTCTTTGGTTTTAGGCGGAGCTCCACCGCCTGTTGGCTGAGTGAATGCTTCTTTAGCCTTTTTAGTCGACGCGAAATAGTCATCCAGTCTTTTTTCAGCTCCAGACCAGTCATAGAGTGATACCATGTTCTTTTTAATCTCTCCAACTTCACTCTTGAACTTTTCAACGTTGACGGTCAGTAGTTTCTGATACACTCCCTCGTTTCCAAATTCCTTTCCTGCTTGCTTCAATCCTTCCCAGTTAAGGGTGATTGCATTCCAGATTATTTTTCCAACCACCGGCATTTTTTCAGCGACCATGCCGATACTGTCGAGCATAATCCGCCCAAAACTCATAGCCATGGATGGAAACGACATGATGATATTTCCGATTGCGAAAATCTTCTCAGCTACTGTTGGAAGTACAATGGCTGCTATCATGTTCCAGCCTGAAAACGCCATGCCTATGAGCTTGACGCCTTTCTCCATTTCTGCCCCAACTTTTGAGTTAAGGATGACACCCACTGTCTCAACAACGCCCTTAACACCCAGCCAAGCCCGGTGAATGCCATTGCTTATCATCTCTTCGTTTTTCTTCAACCACTCTTGACCAGCCTTAAGCTGCTCATTTATGAAGTTGTAACCATCCCTAAAGCCTGCATTCATCATCATGGTGTAGATAGTGCCAAACGAGGAAGAAATAGCCGACCACGTATTCTGCATGTCGTCTGATGCTGCACCAAAGCCCTTGAGTGGGTCTACCAGCTTTTCCAGGATGTCCTTTTGCTCAAGCCCCTTCTTGAGTACGTTATCCCAGTCTGCTACATGCTGCTTGAGGTAGCGTCCTATAGTCTCATGTATTCCAGTCTGTCCATTCAGCAACCCCATTGTTTCCTGAGACATCTGAATATCTTTATTTTGCGCCCCAGTCTGCATGTAGATAGCATTTACAAGGTTTTCAAAACCTTGCAATTGCTTCTTGTTGTTTGAGTCGAGGTAGATACCTTTAAGCATCAACTGGTTGTTGACTTCCATGAAGTGCTTAAGTTCGGCTGGAGAGCGAGAATCCATCTGCATGAAAATGGGCATAAGGCTCTGGTAATATTTCTTGCCATTGTCATAAGCCGCTTTTGCGTCACCTTCTGCGTTGGATGCTATCATAGCGGCACCCTTATATAGCTGTAGATTAAAGTCCTCTACTGCCATATAAGCCGGCTTAATAACTGCCGCAATGCCTTCAAAGCATGTTTTTGCCGCCATAAATACAGCGTCAAATTCTGCCGCTACAGCTCCAAGCTGAGTGCTAAAAGGGCTGATATTTGTGGCTGCATTTTTGGAGTGCTGGCCTGTCTGGTTGACGAGTTGTTCAAGCCTCTGGTCGATACGGCCGATAGCGGCTACTACATCTTCGGTTCCGGACATTCCGATACCGATAATCATGCCATCTGCTCCGCCAACTCCGCTTATAACTCCCATTTGCTACCTCCCAGACTTCGCCTTTGCTTCCGCTTCTTTTTGTAGCTCTTCGTTTCTACGTGCCCTTTCTGAACGAGTTATCTCAACTGCATGTCTGAACCTTACCGGCTGGTCTAAATACGTGCCAGGATATGGCAGATGTAAAAGGTTGCCGTCTCCATCTGTGCAATTGTTAACAAGGTTGATTGTGTCCCACACCCACCCCGGTATTGCCGTCATAGGGCACTCAAACATTCTTAAGTCTCCCATTGCCAAAACTGGCATTATTATCGGTCGACTATTTATTGGAGTGTTTGAGTCATACCCCATGATGTCCCATGCCGGGTTTAGGTTCTGCTCTTTTTCTCCCTGCACAATTACGTATTTATACCCCTTACGATTGCAACAATTCCGAGCCTCTTTGTTGCGTTCTTCGCAAGTGCTGCAATCGTAACCGTAATTTTTAACCTTGCCGGAACTCTTCTGCAGCGATAGTCGAATCCCGGCTGTTATTTTTTTTGGTCTGCCCTCGTGAGGTTGGTGACCGACAAAACAAGCTGCCGTACTTGCTCCACAATCTCGCTAGGGCCGTCCTTGATAAGCTGCTCTGCGGTAGTGATAATACCTACCCCGTCAACGTCAAGGTTGTGCATTGAGTGGACATGCTTACAAACTACCTTCTCGTAAGAGCTATTGAACTCTTCCATTGCTTTGTCTACTGGGTAAGAATCCGCGCAACGTGCCTGCTCAACCAAAAGGCTTTCTGTCTCACTTGCGGAAAGTGCGCTCAATTCCAGCCAGCACTGCTCCTCTGGCGGCAATATTTTGTTGTCGAGGAAGTCAGGAACGATAGAAAAAAGACTCTGAACGCCAGCAACTGGAATTGTGGTTGTTGCTTCCACTACACCCTCTGCGCCGTTCACGAAATCTTGGTCGCCCAGCTGCAATTTGTAGCCAACCCGGATAGCTTCCGATACGTCACCGATAATTTCAGCCGGTGCGTGCTTGTGCATATCTGAGAAAGTCTCGATTTTTCCCACTTTTTCAACTTCGAGATTTACAACTTTTGAAATCTTGGCGTTGACCAGCTCGAATGTGCGCTTGTTTACCTTTTCTGCGGCCTCTGCGGGGTTCTTTGCGGTCTTCTGGATGTTCATAATGGCGAATGCAAAGAACTCTTTTTCACGTGGCGTGAATGCTTTACACTCCACATAGAATTGTTCCTCTGGCTTGCGCTGGCGATTGTCGAGAAAATCCGGCAGATAGCGGTAAACGTGGTTTTGTCCCTTGACTTTCATTGCTGTTCCTTTCTTCGTATGTAATGGGGGATAAAATGAAAGGGTGAGAGCGGATGCCCTCACCCCGAGGGCTAATATTTGCTAACGGTTAATTAGTATGCGTCTTCTTGGTCGACCAGCATAAATCCGACTGGGTACTTTGTTTCAATCGACATCAGAGTTGACCACTTGAACTTCACAGCTCCGGTTTTCCCTTCGTCGTTGATATCCGGGTTGTCGGACGATGCCGAACCGGCCGGAATGTCAATCAGTGCGCTGTACTTCTCGGTTGTGGCACCTGCAAGCTGGCCGTTATTAAATCGCATAACCAGATTGCTTTTCAGGATGGCTGCGAAAATTGCGTCGGCGTGAGCTTTTGGAGAAAAACCAGTAGCCGGTGCTTCGTAGTCCATGCCAATCTCAATATCCACCTTGAATTGACCGCTACGTACAGTCTTTTTAGGACCGATAGGGCGTTTTTCGTCAATTCCAGTGGTGATTTTTACCGAGAAGTCATTCGGGATAAACTTAATCATGCCGGATGGGTCGATATCGTCAAAATCAGGGGCTGTGCCAGTGCGAACAATTCCAGCACCGATGAAGAACTCAGCCAGTCCAGTGGTTGCGATGAATGGTTCAATGTCGGTGAACGTAAAGCCCTCAATTGCTGCCTGTGCCGCTGCTCCGATGTATGCCCCGTCGCCAGTCAGCTCAAATTTCAGCTTAATGTCTTCGTTAGGCTTGCCGGAAATCTCGCAAGACTTGATGCGGCCACCGCCAAAGTACTGGCTAACGGTTGCACCGTTGACCTCTTCGTTGATAAGCAAGCCGATTGCTTTGGTGCCGAGGTGACTACCCGGACCGAATGCCATAGTCAGTGGGTACAAAATGCCTTTCTTTGCTGTTCCGTCGACTGTTGCACGTGCTCCTGCATATCCGAGGGTATGCTTAAGCAAAATGCCAGACTCAGGGCCAGCATACCAAGCGGTTTCGAGGGAATAACTCCACTCGTTCTCACGCCTGATAACACTCTGATAACCCAGTGCGTTGCTCATTCCGCGAAATTCTTTGCGGGGCTCGTCCTTCGGCTTTGCCTCTGGCTTGAGCTTTCCGCTGATGGGAATAGCGATAAGTGTAGGAACTGCCGGCTTTGTTCCCTTTACCGACTCTTCAACCAATATTAAATAGTTACCAGTCATTTTGTATGCCCTCCAGTATCGGCTTCGCCGTTTCTTGACTTGTGATTTGTGCCTTTCGGCTTACTGCGATATTTCTATGACAATGGTAGAATCTGCGGCAAATCCGGTGCGGTCGTTTTTTACTACCTTCCATGCCCCGGAAATGATGGTGTTTCGTGCATTTCCTCCACGTGTTGCGTTTGCGTGCATTTCTCCCAGCACTGCTAATTCAATCGCTGCCAGGTTTGCTACTGCTACATCAGCCGTGGTTGCCTTTTTGGTCTGATACTGAACCTTTAAGGTGTATGCCCGTCTCTTTGGGCCGCCCATTGCTGCGAGGTCTGCGTTTATGTCGCCCATAAGAACGTAAATGATATGTTCCTGAGCCCCCGGTTCCTTGTCTTCCGTAAAAACTGCCGGCTTGAAAGATAAATTTTTAAACTCGGCTACGAGGTCTGCAAGGGCTAATGAAAATGACTGTGCCATCTGTTAGGCTCCTTACAAACTCCAGAAATTTTGCCCGGTAATTTCAACTTCCGGAGCAGTGGGCCATAACTGAAAGCCGCCCGTTCTAAGAAGTTCTTCGTACTGGTCGCGGAACTGGTGACCCCACAACATCCACTGATTATTGTCATTAGGGTTGATTGCGTACTCATAAAAAATAGTAGCAATGGCCTTGTAACTGATACAATCCAATATCTGCTGCTCCGTGAATTCATCAGCATACGAACCCGTCAACTCGTCCCCTTTAAAAAGCTGCTCAAAGTCGAGCTTTCTTTTATTTCTGAGGTCTTTTTTAAGCTCACGGAATGCGTAATCGATAAAATCCGATACCGTCTTTGTGACTGTTTCGTCCTGCGTAGGGGGAATTGCCAGCGGGTCGCCCGGAACAATCTTAGTGCCGAGGATGTAGGTCGCAATATCGCCCCTGTGCTCCAGAACGTATGACTCTGTTGGCTTCATCATGGCTTAAATCCTGTCCATTGCTGGAACTGCTTTTGCCATCTCTGCCCGTATCGCAACCATCTTGCCTACCAGTGCTGATAAGCTGGTTACGTCGATTAAGCCTTCGAGAAGGGCAAATATTTGGCCGACTGCCGCAAATTGTGCCTTCACCTTGTTTGCAACGTTGGCGGCGTAGTAATCAGCAACGTGTCCATAAGCATCTGCCATGCTGTCAAAACCGGCCTCAATCAGAATCCGCTCACTGTCCTTCGTGGCGATTTCTTCGCCCATGGCTTTTAGGAACGGTACGAGGTCAACCAGCAATGCTCCCCTTTCTTTTGCCGTAAGGTGTGACACGTCTATGGTTTCGAACGGGTCGATACCGTACTTGGTCAGCACTTGGTCTGCCATTGGCATCAGGGTGTTGCTATAGCCATTGATAGCGTCATAGATGTAATTATTGGCGGCTGCTATGGCTGAGGCTTTGCTATCAGACATCTGTTACCCCCTGTTACTTCTTGCCGTCTGCGGCTGCGTCTGCTGCTTTCTTGGCATCCTTTGTGTCTGCATCGCTGCCGGTTTTTGCGTCTTTGGTATCTGCGGCCGGAACAACAACGATGGTGCCATCATCAACAGCGTAGTCTTCACCGTATTCTGCGAAATCAGCGGAAAAGACATTTTTAAGCTTTTCGCCGGTTTTGAGGTTTATTACGTTTAAAAATGTGGACATTTCGAGCTCCTTTTAATAAGGGGTAGGTGTTACCCTACCCCTTGCTGTAAGTGTTGGTATCAGCGTTGGTTACTTCACCACTGCTGCGTTCTTGATGCCGTTCAGACGACCAATTGCGGTGTCGCTGAATGCTGCCAGGCCGAGGTACCATTCTACACGGGTACGGTAGCAAGGCTTTGCGTCCTGCTCTCCGAGGTCACGTGCGCTGATAGGTCCGGACTGAATGCCGAGCAGGCCACCTTCGCCAACGTTTGCGCCGTAGATGGATGTAGAAGCTGCTGCACCACCACCTGGAGATGCTTCGGTGAAGGGAAGGATTGCGTTTTTGCCGCTGTCGTAGTTGACAACGTAGATAGGGCAATCGCCATATTTCGCGATTCTGCGGCCCCATGTGTCAACAGTCCAGTCGAGGTCTCCACCGACTGTCATGTCACGGCTTGCTGCTGTCAAGAGCCGACGAACTGCCTTGCTCATGAACATGGAGTTGCAACCGATGACTGCATCAAGCAGCTCGTCGATTTTCAAGAGGGACAATGCGTCACCGCCAGCGGTTGCACCGTTAGCAATGAGCTGGTTACCAGATGCAAGACGCTTCTGGAGACCGTCAAACTCTTTCGGATTGCCGGCGTGGTCGCCCTTGAACAGGACTTTTTCGATGTTCAGGGCGATGCTTTTGATTTGCATTGCTTCCTGAGTAGCCCTTGCCTGCTGGCCCTGAGTCTTGACAATGAAAGCGTCAACGTCAAGGTCGCCACCGGCAATGTAGAGAGCTTCGAGGCCGGGAGCAACTGTGCCAGTCCCTTCTACGTAGCCTTCATTGACTCCACGGAATGCGGAACCCGGCAGGTTCTCTTCCTTGTTGAACTGAACGGCAGAGCCTGCGATGTTCTCGAACTGGAAAGCCCGGAGAATTTCAGAGTTGACTGCGAAAGAAGAGATAACGCCAGAAAGGAATGCGTTGCCTCCATTGATTGCCAGTTTGCTGGCTTCTGCGAGTGTAATTGCCATGACCTATCTCCTGTGTGTTTAAAGTGTGATTTTAGTTGCTTTTGTTGAATCCGTACTCTCTACCAAGTCGCATGCGCTCAATAGGAGTGAGTTTCTCCAAGTCCATAGGCTTAGGCTTATCAACTTGGTCACGAGGTGAAGGGTTGCCGGTTGCTGCGAACAGTCCCTGTGCTTCTGCGTCCGCAATCAGTTCAAGTCTTTCGTCAGCTGGCAATTTCTTCATTTTCTCGTTTTCAAACAGTGCTCTCAGATTTTCTGGGATGCTCTTGATTTTAGCGTCGAGGACTTTTTGTAGCTTGGCCTCTGTCGCTGTGTCTTGTGCGTCCAGTCGCTCTTGCAGTTTTTCGAGTTCAGACTTAGCACCATCCCGCTTTTCAGATGCGGTTTTCATGTCTGCTTTCAGTCTGTCGTTTTCTTTCTGCACGTTTGCGAGTTGCGTGCGAATGGTTGCAAGGTCAGCGTCCGCCGTCCCTTTGCCATCTGCTACACCTGCTGCTCCGCCAGCTGCACCGTCCGATGCGCCGCCGCTTCCTTCTCCCTCACCGTCCGGTGTGGTTATCAATGCCGATGCCAGTATCGCGTCCACGGTGCCCTGTGCGTCTGCTTTCTTCATGCGTAAATCTCCTTTTGATAAACTTTAAATTTTGCCGGTGCCTCTTGCTCGCGGGTGGAGGTCTTATGTTGGCCCATTCAACCTATTGAGGGTTGCCCTTCCACGTGGCAGGGTAGGAACTTACCGGCTATCTCTTTTGTTGTTTCAATGATGTGTATTTTACACGTTCAGACCGTGCGTGTCTAATCGGTGACAAAGATACGACGAGGAAAGCTCTAAATTTCGCGTTTAAGGGGTTTATGCACGGATGGGGTTATCAGGATATGGCTAATGGGGAGATAATGGCTAGGTGGTACGTTTCCGTTTCTTAAAACCTGGCTTTGAAAACGAGGATGAATTGTAATTCCTGTTTTCATAGCCCGGTTTTAGGTTTTGGTTCTAATAACGGGATTTTGGTTTTGAATTTAGCTTTGGTTTAGAGATTTAAGATTTGATGCACAAATGAGCATATGTTTTATTCTTATATTCTTTATTCTGTAGGCTGGACATTCAATGGACAGTCCAGTTGACGCTCCAATGGACGTCCACTGGACATGTCCAATGGACATTTTAAGCATCAAACGCTGTAAATACCTGTTTTTATTAGAACCGAATTTTTCGTGATTGAATTTTTGATGTATTTTGATGTGATTTTGATGTTTAAGACTAATTTAGTCTGATTGCATCAAACGATTGTTTGATGTACTTTTTTGACGTGTCCATGCGTTGTCCATAAAATGTCCAGAACTGGACATGACATGGACAGTCCGTTGGATGCTCCACTGGACGTCCACTGGACATGTCCATTGGACAAATTATCAATTAATCAATTTATGGTGCAACTCGCTGCTTGTTAACCAGTCCATATTTCCACTTATAACTAACTCCCGCATCTCCACATTGTGGGTGCCTTTCATGGGAACAAGTGCCATGCTAAATCCCCTTGCGTTAGCCATAGCCTCTACCTCTGGAGCGTCGTCGTACGTCATGATAAACTGCCCCTGTACCGCCGCCAGTGCATCAAACAAAGCTTCGTGGTCAAGTTGTGAGTGAGTGTAAAGCCGCTTTCCCGCTGATTTCTTGCTTGATGTATAAGGCGGGTCGACAAAAAACACCGCTTGTGGATTGCCGGCATGCTGCAAAATGGCCTGTATGCCGTCTGATTGCTCAATGGTCACCCTGTCCCTCATTGGTGCAATGACTTCTATACGTTTTCGCAAGGTGTCAGGATACCAGCGCGATAGCACGCCTTTGCCAGCTTCTCCATGCTTCAATAATCCGCTACCAGCCGCAAGGATTCCCCCGTGGTACGTTCTATTCTTAAGGATGGTGTGGAATGCCGCCTGTTCTATCGTTAACGGCTCCAGCGTGATTTCTGCGTTGATATTTTCAGGTGTAACATCAAAGGTCATAATGCGGTCGCAAAGGTTTTGCCAGTCGCCCTCTAAAATAGCCTTCCAGACTGCCGATACCTGCCCGTCAAGCTCAACCATAACAATCTGGTCAGCCAGTCGCTCATAAGCTGTGGTAAGGCTACATACGCCACCCCCTGCGAATGGCTCAACAAACAACGCCGGCCTTTCTGGGAGTTCCAATAGCCACCGTCTGAGATATGGAACAAACCATGTCTTGCCGCCGGGATACCTAAAGGGGGATAGTTGCTTTACTTGTGAGACATTAACTGGGGTCACCGTTCCTCCTTGTGTAGCGAATAGAGGAAGTTGTGACATCACACGCCCCTCACTTTGCTGTATTTAGTTTGTAGTTGGCTTACAAAGTCGTCAATATCGCCCGGTTTCGGAGTAACTAAAGTCGATAAAACCTCTTCGTACTTAGTGTAAACTACCTTATCAAGAACCAAGTGGTATTTATTTTCTTCTACATTTAACTGTAAATCATAGATAAACCACGCTAAATCTGAATCACTTTCAGCAACTGGGTTGAACAAATACTCTATCGTTGCATAGAACTTGGTATGTAAAACAATAGCTGTCTTCTTGCCCCAATGGTTAAGGATTGCACCCTTAGATATTATCTGTGGGATTAATCGTTTTCTGCTTGATGACAAGTAGTCAGCTTTAGGGTAATTATACCCTTTTTTGAACTCATAAGCAAACTTATCTATTGAATCCATATAGGATTTATACGAATTTCTGATATTTCCCGATACATAAACAGATTGAATTTCTACGGCTCCGAAATCAAGTATATTTCCATCTGCGTCGACCGATGCAAGAACTATATCGATGTTGCCAACTGCCTTGCCTGATATGTCTTTAAGTCGTATTTCATAGAGGGGTACAACGATAGAATCAGGGGGAAAGAAAAACTCCGCTGTTTGATGTATGATGATGCCACCTTCTCGAAATCTGCCAGGACAAACAACCGCCAAGTCGCCGCCTTCGTGAATAGAACACACACCCAGTGGGTCATTGTCTTTGTCTTTGGTGCATTTGATACGTCGCTCATGGAATGGACAAAGGGTGTTGTTTCTGTCGTGGACTGCTTCGGGGGTGATGTTATCAGCGGGGTATCCGAAAACCTCGCCTAGTGGATGTTTCGCCATTTGTGGGCTCCTTTATACCGATTGGCATAACAAAGCCCACAAGCTATATCAGTTTAAATCGTTTGTCATCTTTTTACAGCGTCGCGAATATGCTCCATCACTCTACTGGAAACATAAGCCTTTTCTGCCGTGGTTAACGAAAACCAGCGCGAGATAAGCTCGTTATAGTAAGCCTTTTTCTGCTCGGCTTGGGAAGAAAAGCCAATCCTTCTAGCTGTAAGGGTTTTCTCCACTATCCCGATGTTCTGTATCATCTGCCCTGTAACATTAAGGTCACGGTGTCCCACCTGCTTGCCGTTAGCCTTGCGCCAGTCAGCATATCGTGGGCTGTATGCCTTCATCTGCCCATCTGAGCCACCACCTGCCGATACTCGCTTAACCATCATAGCAATAACGTCTTGGGCTAGGACATCAAGGAACGACTGGTCATTAAGTGCCGACTTGAGTTTTGCAAGCCTAGCACGGACTTTTTCCAGACCAGTCACTGTAAGAGTGATTCCCATTATTTCACCTCTACACCGTTGGCTTTTGCCCATCCCTCAGATACTGGAAGTAAGCGATGCCGGCAATTATAGCCACCGCAACTAATGCGGACATCTCCGGGTGCCTTGCCTTGCCATGACTTGCTATTCCATGACTCCACCTCTGCCTCTGCATAGACACCACCAACCCGCTTTCTGCAAAAGTCGCGTGTGGTCTTAATGATAGTTCCCGGGTAAAAGTAAAAGCCTGTTTTTGTCATTGTTGCTGCGTCCATGGTACGCGAAAACTGCATGATTGAGTCATGCGCCAGCCTTGAAATGTAGCGATAGGCGGGACTATCGGTTGCAATGATGGCCTTGAGCTCACTGATAAGCTGAGAATAAGGCACACCCATCAAAACGCTCTCGTATAGTGCCTGTTGGATGATATGCGCCGGTACAATAAATGGTTCATTTGTGAGATACGACAACTGGAAGCCCTGCAACTGGTTTAAAACCTCCACCTGCCCCGGTTGCCATGAAAAGCCGCCACCTGTTATGCCAGAATACAGCTTTTGAGTGAGTGGGATTAGGACAGCGTAAGACTCGACATATTCACGAACGGCTGATGAATAACCTGAATTCTGCATGGTCTGGATAAGGTTATCGGAAGCGTTAAGCGCAAATTGCAAGGACTCAGCGCTGTACACAATACGTCCGGATTTAATGGTAAAGCCGGAAAGTATGTATGCCTCAACCTCTGCTAACATCTTCCCCATAAGGCTGTCAATATCAGTCAGAAAGGTGTTAGTGAGTTTGAGGCTGTGCTGGTCAATCTGGTTAACCAGCACCTCCAGTTCCTGTGGCGTAAGGTATTTCATGATTTGTTACCTCTTAAGCCGCCTGTTGATTCTGCTGGTCTGCGCCTGCTCCTGCTCCTGCCATAGCCTGCTCAAGCCTTGACTTCGCCACAGATAGCATAGAACCAGCCCCCTCTTTAGCGATAGCCTCCAGCATCTTGGAAATGTCGGAGTCATCCATTTCTGGGTTTTCCTGCTTAATGTACTGCGCCTTGCCAAGTACACCACTTGCCATCTGCTGCTGTGCAATCTGCCAGTCAGTGAGTCGGTCAGTCGGCAACGCCACTTCTTTGAATGTCGTGTACACAGTCGCATCGGTTGGCAATTTGTAGCCATTAGCATTAGCAAGCATAGCAGTCATACGGTACAGCTGCTGCTCAAAGCGTTTGGCGTTCTGCTGCCGTCTCTTCCTTGCTGTCAGGTTCCAGTTCTCTTGTACAACCAGCTTAAGTGCGCTGTCTGCCTGTGTAGCGTTGCCACCGTAGCGAATTGTTACACCCCACTGGTCACCTACACGCTCAATCACGCCATGCAACCAGTCTGTGAATTCCTTGACGTTGACTTCCGGGCTCTCATACTTAAATACGACATCTTTAACCATCATGTCCTTAGGCGGCTCAACTGTTGAGTCAGGGCCATTTACGAACCCGTCCGGAGTGCGGATGTTACTAACTCTTGTTGCGAATGCCTGCCACCTTGCGGAATAGGCATAGATAGTGTCGAGAAGGTTTACAGTTTCATTAAGGGCAATCAGAGACTGCCACGGCTCACCTGGGGGAAATATGCCCGAACGTGGGATTGACTTGTCATAAAGGAAAGCGGCGGGAATGCCACCGTACTTATGAGGGGCTGGCATGCCGTATGGTCGCAATGTACCACCAGCCGTCGAGATGTAATCGGTTACTGAGTCAGGGGTATACAGAGTGTAGCAATCCTCAGTCATTCCAAGCTCGTGAGGACCTTCTGTCATAATAAGCATAGACCTGACCTGCCCCGTCTTCATGTCGCGGTCTACAGAGCAGTTAGAGCGGTCGAGTATGTTCCAGTGCACACTCTGTGTTTCTTCTACCCACCAGCCAAGCGTGATACCAAGACCTAAAAGGCGCGATATCTTGTCGAGTTCAATCGCGGTGCCATCAAACGAAGAACGATAAAGCAAGTCCTCGTATGACTCCGTTGCGGCCTCGTCCTTGGTCGTGGTCTTCATACTGCCACCAGCCGTCTTAAGGTACACTTCACGAGTTGGCGGCTCCAGATACGTCAAGGCTGTCTTCTCAATAACCATCTTTGTCAGCTCTTCGGTTACGTCCTTGAATTGCCGGTCTTCGTATTTCTTGACAATCTTGTACATCATATCTTTGTGGTGCAAAGACATGTTGCCATCCAAGAAATCCTTGGCTTTGAGGGCGGAACACAGCGGGAAGTTAAGGGGGCGCAACTGCCCTATCTGCTGGGTTTTGATAATCTGCAAGTGGTCGGTAAGATTCATGGGGTATACCCTCCGGTGTGTATTATTCACATGTAAACTGTGTATGTATTATCCGTAAGCGGCGGCTTCTATGATGTAGTAGAACAGATAACGGGCGGCGGTCGTGATATGCTGCTCAAATATCTCGATTTCCTGAGTAGATGAACCCGGCTTGACTGCTACTGTGTTCATGCCTTTATTCAGGGTCTTACACTTCTTAGGATTGACCAGAAAGCGACGTGTACCGTCTACCGTCTTTATGTATCTTCTTAATGCGTTCTGGCAGTCCTTAACCAGTGGGTTTGATGGCGGTACGTACAGCGAGATGTTGTCATATCCAAGATGTTTCATTTCACTAACAAGCTCCTGATAGTCGGACAGTTCCGGGGAGTCTTTGCCAGCCGTGCCGCTTGCATCGCCATATATTCTAATGTGCCGCTTCTTGTACTGTGGGTATCTCTCGGAAAATTCCACCGCTGCCTGACGTGCGACTGCGTTATCAAGCACTATCTCGTCAACTGCAATGTAGGTGTCGCCCTTGCGTAACATGATGACGGATGATAGCGGCTTGTAGTTGAAGTCATGCGCCCAGTAGATGTCGCCCTCGTCGTGCATGGTGACATCTGTGTGGTTCTGCTCATTGTAATCTGGGTACACTCTACCTGTTGGCTGGACAAACTTTGCCAGGTACTCTTGGTCATACATCAGGGTGTCCATGGACGACTTGGCCTCTTCAATCTTGGCCGGACTCAATACGTCTTCTGATGTCCAAGTGTGGTATGAGTGATATCCGCCCGGATGTTCAATTGCATATTGACAACGCTCGTACCAGTGATTCATGCCCTCTGGGACGCTCTCAAAGATACCAGTTGCAACCCTACCATCTGGGAACTCTGTATCTAATGCCGGCTTGAGGTTTGCGAACCATGCATGTGATTTTAACTTCGCATATTCAGTGATTAAAAAGTGATTCCACTTGACACCCTCGCATCTATCAGGCTCATCAAGGCCCATGAAGTGCATTTCGCAACCATTCTTAAGCGTAATCACCTTATCTGATAAGCTGATATCCTCGATAAATGGCAGGTTGAGGATGATTGCATCACCCCACAAGACTTTCTTAACCTGCTGGTGTGTTGGCCCCCCTAGCATGAACTTGTCGAATGGTTGCGCCCATGCTTTTAGGCATGTTTTCTTAAGGGCAAGGTCAGTCTTTCCAGAACGTCGGCCGGAATTCAACCACTGCAAGATTGCTTCGTCTTCCCAGAATGCCAACTGTGCAGGATTGAACCTGTACTGATTCCATGCGGCGGTATGCTTCGCTATAACAGCGGGTGTAAGTTTGATTTTGAGTGACATTATTCCGACCCTGCAGTGTCTATGGGGCTGTTAGGGCCAGACAATGGGACTCCGCCACTTCCCGTATTTAAAGGATTAACACCCGGCTTAGGAGATACGAATATGCCCTGTTTCAACTTCGCGGCGTGGTCAATCATCATGTCGACCAGCATATCTACACCCTCTGGTGTGTCTTTGGATTCTCTCCACTTGTCAGGCTGTCTGATGCGCAACCACGTCAAGCATGCCTGTGCCTCCGGGGATAACTTGCGGGTCTTGCGCTTGATACGCTCAATGTTGCCGCCAGTGGTTGAATTGTTGCCGCCCTTTTTGTCTGGCTTTACAACAACCTCTGTGTCGGTGACCTCCCGCTCCTTGCAGATGGATAGCAGGTTGTCTTCAACTACAGAGTCCCAAAAATCCTTGGAGGTGGACATCGCCTCCGAAAACTTGGCATACTTCTTTTTCCATAAGTAAAGAGTCGACATGGTAATGCCGAACCTGCCGGCGACGTACTCGTCGTCATGCCCCCACCGCGAATAGAACTTCGCAAGCTGGCAGTGGAACTCTTCCTCATATTTTACTGGGCGGCCTCCTGCCATTACTTGCCTTCCTTCTTGCTTTTCTTACACTCAACCCGACATCCACAATCCGGGCAAATGTGGAACTTGCCCTCTCCGCTGCCGCTGCCTTCTCCCTCGCCCTCAATTGGTGGCGGTGGTGCTGCCGTAAACATCATTTCAACTTCTTTCAGGTCAAAGCCTGTGATTTCAATATCTGGAAGTATGCCGCTGTCTAACTCTTCCATCAGAGCCTTTAACCCCGGAACGTCCCACTCGTTGCTTATCTTATTCAAAGCCAGGTTTAAGGCTTTTTCGTGTGCCTCGTCGACATCGACAACAGAACAGTCAACCTCGACAACGCCCATTGCCTGCAAAACCTTTAGCCTCTGGTGTCCACCAATTACAACGCCCTCACGGCCCTTGTAAGCGTTTATGATGACCGGTTCTACCATGCCATAGGTCTTGATTGACTTCTCAATCCTGCGCCACTCTGCGTCGCCTGCTTTGATGTTCTTGCGGGGATTGTAGATAGCGGGAATCAAGTCTTTTATGAGTCGGGTTTCTATTTGCATGGTTCAGTCCTTTAGTGTCAAAACAAACCATATTCCAAATGCTGCCAAAAACAGCGTCCAGCATATTGAGGCTGTCTCTATTGACATGGGTTGGCCTCTTTAAACGCCTGATAAGCTGTTTCAAGTTCAAGCATGTCGTCATCAGATAGACAATCGAACTCTTCGGAGCAACCCATAGTAATAGACCAGTTGTCGGAGCTATATCGGGTGTACTCTTCATCATCAGTAAGCACACGCTCACCACATATGGTATCAATCCGTAATATCTGCATCCGCCTCTTCCTCATACTCATAGGTAGCAATCAGCCTAAACTCAATCCCATGGTTACCCGTCAACCTGCACACCACCCGCTTATGAAACGCCATCACCACCGGCAGTAATTTACAGTTAAGCGGTGTATCTCCCCATATTGACCGGCTCTCGTCGTGTATGAACCCAACCACTCCGTAAAAGCTAATCTTCGCGTCTGGGTACATGCCATCATCAGACTTTCGCATAAGTAAACTTGGCTTTATTGCTGCCCGTCGTTTCCAGTGACGATACTTATCCTCGTCAACTTTTACCCCCGGCGGTAACATCTTCAACATTAGTTTTAGCCCCGGAATGTACAGCATCCAAAACCACCACTTGTACCGAATCTGCGCTACACGATTAACTTTAATTCTTGTCATAATACCCCCTATTTTTGTTTGTTTTAAAGTGAAAAACAAGGGTGCATTATATCATAAAATCGTGTTATTCCGAAGGGTTAAGTTGTTTAATATTGTTGCTTAATCATCCCACCCTTCGCCGTCATCGCGTGATATTAATTCTGTTCCAAGTCTGTAAATCCACTCCATCAAAGCCACGTGGTTTTTCCAGCTATCCAGACCACAAAGGTGCAAGTATCCGGGGTTTTCTTCCTCCCCAAAGTGGACATGACAGCATCTGTCCCACTTAAGCATGGCTTTCAAATACAGTTCTGTCTCATAAGGGGTTTGGCAATCTTCATCAGTCCAGCCGTTGACTTCTTTTACGGTTACATTTAGGTATGCAGCTTGAAGGTCTGTAATCTCCGCAATGAAAGTCACCCGACCATCTATTGACAAAGTTCTAACTATCGGTTGCTCTTGCATAACTTAATTCCTTTCTTTAAACGTCGGTATAGGTGAAAAACGAGTACACTTTTTGGTATTTTACTTAATCAAAATAAAGTTCTTTTATGTCTTTAAAAGCATCATCACCCATTACCATCTCAAAGGTTCTTGATACCCTAGCTTCAAGGCAGTTGTTAGGACACTCACTGGCAGGTTTATTCCCACATGCACAGCCGTTGCTATCCAAACTATCCCTAACATCGTAAAATGGAGGCAAGTGTCTGCTGCCTGTTTTAGCGGCCAAATAAACGATAAGTTCTTTCGCTAACTCCTTATTTATGAAGATATCCATGAGCTATGCTTCCTCTCTTTCTTCTTTGTACTGTTCCTTAATTCCGGACCACCTAACATCCAACTCCGGTGCTTCCGCCTCAATAGCCTTTACAATGTCGCCTCGCAACTGCGATGTTTTCCCACTGTTACGGTTGAACTGCAAAAACAGCTCGCCGTCTTCAACCTTCCACGCGATGTCGTGCCACAAGCCACAATCACAGCATCCGTGCCCAAAGGGGTTTGTCACCCTGTACCACGTGGAGTCTTGCGCTGATACGACTGTGGGGTCGCTAAAATCGATATCCGATGATTGCATGGTTACACCCCCACTGTATCATCAGGCGTGCTGTCGTAACCCATAGCGTCCTCAATCGACATGTAGCGGTCACGAGCCCAGCCGATGCCCTTGAGTTTGAAACCAATAGCGGCCGGTATTCTGGTCGCTGTATTGCCACACTTAGGGCACTGATAATCAGCGTCCATTGATACCTTGACGTCCCTTAATACTGCCTTACAAGCCTCGCATCTGTAATCATACATCGGCATGTTAATTGTCCTTTCTGTATGCTGTTACCTTCATTTCGCAACGTGGGTTTTTCTTGTCGACTTCTCCACATAAGAACTCGATACAGCCAACTCTTGTGCGGTCGTCGTCGTCCCAAACTTCGAGCTCAGTCAATGCGTCGCAAGTGTATTTATCGATGATTGACAGTGGATTTGCGATGTCAAGGCGGCGGTTAGATGCTGGATAGATGGTGTAGGATAGCTTAACCTTACCGTCGATTTTAACGCTGCCAGGTAAAGCACCCCTTACGACATCCTTCCAAATAACCTTCGCCTGATTGGTTTTCTGATAGTGTGCGTTGCGGTAAACGTTCATGTTCAAGATGTATTTTTCATCTGCCTTAGTTTTCTTCGGTAGCATAATAAAAAGGGGCAAGGACATTTCAAGTAGCGTTTGTTGTGCTGTTTCCATGTCTTGCCCCTTTCTCTTTATTGTGTATTATACATAGTCAGACCGTGCGTGTCGATAACAGGGCCGTTTCACAAAGCCCCCTTTTAGCTTTCCACGATTTTCTGTGTTTCCATGGCTCGTGATTTTTGGTGTGTATGCTTCTTAAAACCAGACCCAGATTCCAGACTTCATTATTCCTTTTGTTGCCATCTTTGTGGTGCACCACATACCCAGTTGGAACCTTCCCGTGCTCTTGCGTCCAGTTGTAAATGTGAACGTACTGATAGTATCCGAGGTCGCCATAGTACCGCTGTATGTAGCCGTCTGCGGTTGGTACTTTGTCTTCGTCTGAGACTCGTGTACGGGCCATGGTAGGGGCTCCTTTCTTAGTACATCAAAAAGTTTTTATCTATCTTGTCAATGTAAACATCTGGCCCCGGATACTGATTGCTTGATATGTCTATGTAATCAATATCCATATCATCAGTAACACCTGCGTCTTCAATAATCTTTTTGAGTTCTCCCCAGTTCATTTTATATCTCCTTTCGTGGTTAAGGTTGACTGCTGATAAGCTGGCCGCAACAGTTACAATAAGGGCACTCACAGTGCTTGTGCTGTCCCGTAAAGGCTCCTGCGGTCGACGGGGTTGTGATGGTTGAAAACGCTCCACAAAGGCCTAAAATAAGCAACATAAGAAGTAGGCCTAGCGTGCCCTCGATGATGTTATCTTTGTCGTTGTAGCTCATGATAATGGCCTCCAGTTTATCTAAAAGAACTAAACTTTTCTTTATACGGTCTATTGCCCCTCTCCATAAAATATCTAGATGTTTCCAATACGTCTTCAACCGTGCATTCAGGCATATCACAGGGGTCGTCACAATCACCTCCGTACCAGACTTTACAGATATCAGGGCATGCATGAAGCAACATTAGCACTCCGCATATTTCAGGCCACGGCCCCCTAGCGTAGTCTTTTCCGTAGTACCTAGTAACTCCCATATCCAGTTCATGAGTAGCACCTATGCTTTCAGATATGTAGTTGTCTACTGGTGTAATTTTAAAGGAGTCCGACAACCACCACTCCAATTTTGGGTCATTACCTGATTTTGTCTTAAAATAAACAATCGCGTCGACTCCCATAAATATCTCCTTTCAAACCAGTTGCTGTTGAGTTGGTGTTGGTGCTTCATATGCCGGCGGCAACTCATAAGCAGTTGGTGCCGGTGCCTTAAATCGCCCAGTTGCCATTTCCATTTCAAGCTCACAAACTCCACAACGCCCTGTGTAGCGTTCCCTCACTTTCTGAATATAGACCTCTGTGTAGCGAACATCAGGGGTTGCACGGTGAACTGTCATGCAAAAATCAGCTTTGTTACGCCAGTGTGCTGAATCGCTGATGTCGTAAGGTGTCGGGACGTCATACAAGCCAGTTTCCTTGTTCTTCTGTAGTTTGGTGGGGTGCGCTATTACCCAAATGTGGATTTTGTGCTTACGGGCAAATCTGCGGATTTTACCAAGTGCCAACGCCACATAATCGGTCTTGCTTCTGCCGTTCGAGGTGTCGGCCTCCATTTCGTTCCAAGGGTCAATAACCAGACCGTCAAGGTGAATGCCGTTGTCAAGCATCAGCTCCGCTTTTTTCAGTATCAGCTCTACTGTCCACGCTTCCTCTGATGGATAAATCCACGAGAAGTGCTCAGCAAGGAAGTTGTAAGCATTACTCAAATCTTTAACGCTCATGCGGTTAATAGGCCTTCCTGCAAGGTCTTTAGTGTTGTGCGCTGGCTTACCAGTGAATATTTCAGCAACCTTTGTTTCGTGAGAATCAATCGGATAATTCTCCGGGCTGAATATTGCAAATTTCCAGTTGTGGGCGTGTGCCAGGTTAACCATCAGTGCGTCAATAACCGAGCTCTTACCAGACATCGGGATACCGGTTACAATTGTCATAGAGCCACGGTAAGGGCGGTAGTAGTTGCCAAGGTCTCCAAGCATTGGATTAGTACCTGTTTCGCGCTTGCCGTTGTATCCGTCCCACAATCCACGCTTAAGGTGCTTTCCTGTGAAGATGCCTAGTGCGGCCAGTTCATCCTCTGTAAGTTGTTTTTTAGTTTCGTCCGACATGGTGTTACCTCCAAGAGAGTCAATCATTTAAGTTGGTACTGATTAGTATGCCCCGTTAAGGAATGCTCCAGAATTTGCTGGTGGTCTTGGAACTGGGGGAGCGGTGCTGATAACATCAGTCCAGCGGTCACCATTAAGCCAAGTCGTAGCGTGTGGTACTTTTTCAATGGGACGATACCTAAAGTCTTTTTCTGTCTGCTCGGTGATTGCTCCGAGGATGGCTTCTGCGCTGTGTTTCGCTGTTCGTGCCTTAATGTACGCAATGAGTGCTTTTTTCTTTTCCACCTTGCGAGGATAGGCTTCCCAGAATGCATTGAATTCGGCTTGGAAAATAGAATAGTCCTTTTTATTATTCCTAGCCGGTTGTGCTTGTACCGGTTGCGCCATTTCCACTGTCTGTGCTTTTTCCGTATCAACCCCCGCATCTTCCACTTCCACCACTTCCACCCCATCAATTGAGGCTTCCGTTTTGGCCCTATCCTTGCGCTTACGATTTTTGTCGTATTCCCTAATCTTGTTCAACCGCTCTTCGCTCTGATGCTCTTCCCACCCGCTGATAAACAAAACCCCTGCGTATTCGTCCATCATTTTCATTTTCTTAAGCAGTTCGATTGAAGTCACCATCTCCAGTTCTGTCACACAGCACTCTACCGATAAGGTCTGTGTAGTGTGTGGGAAGTCTTCCACCACATACAACTTGCCACCGTGCTTTTTTGCGATTCCGAGGATGAAGACAAAGACCACGATTGCCAGTCGTCC